CGATATAATCACCACTACATAATGATGTTAGGTAATTTTTCATATTCCCAAAGTGTCCATCGAACTCATATGGGTGCCATTGAAATTCTCCATTAACTGAATGTGAACGTAGATACTCTTCTACAGATTTAGAACCATTCGTTTTATCAAATAGAACTACAATCTCATCATCTTTTCGTTTGGTTTGTAATAAGAACGATATCAATCGTTGGATTTCCATCGATTCATTACAGACGGGTATTGCGTAACTTATTTTCATAATCTTTAATATATTTTACAAATATACGAAATAATGTTTAATTAAACAAACATTATTCTGATTTTCTCAATCTTTCTTCAGCTTCTCTTTTCTTTTGTTCTTCAATCAATCTACGTTCTGATTGAGGTGGTACTTTATCAAATTTACCCCAATCATAGTTTACTGCGTGAATAGATTGAATTTGTTTAAGATTAAAAGTTCTATACCCTGCTTTTAACTTTTTCTCAGTTCTGATTTCTGATGTATAAAATACTTTTGAAGCCTCATCAATTTTTATTTTAGCAATATCCAATCGTTTCACCCTAGTTGATTTTGCCATCACCTCATTGTAGATTTCAGAAATTTCTAACATTTTATTTGGTGGTATATTTGCCATTGATAACCCATGTAATTTACCATCAGTTGAGTTAGGCCATTTTGGTTGAAGTACAAACACCATATACACTTTAGTCTGTTTATCTTTTTTATACTTCATTTTAACCACCATACCCCTCTCCAATTTTTCTTTGTTAATTGGAGTAGGGTCTGATGTTTTTCTTAGATGTACGTTGTAGTAATCCATTTTATTTAACCTTTTTCAACGTTGGAAGCTTCAACTTTGGAGTTGTCACTTTTTCTGTTTTTTTGAGTTTTGGTAGCTGCAATCCCACCATCTGAGGTTTAACTTCGGGAGTAGATTCATCTAATAACTTAGACATGAGTTCCACCATTTTATCAAATGAGAAGTTATCCTTACTGTACTTACGGTGTTTTCGTGATAATTCTGAATACTTCTTATGATTTTCAAATATACCATTCATATATGTGGCTGCCTTACCGTAATCAATGGTAAACCATTCACCATCTTCTAATAAGAACTTATCAGCTGCTGATTTATGAACCTTGTCCAACTTACCATCAATAACATTAACGAATTCTGGATTAATAAAGTCCATATGACCACTCCAACCACTAACTACCATAGGTTTACCACTAATGGTTGCTTCTAATAACGGTCTACCAAACCCCTCACCTCTCGTAAATGAAACATGAGCCTTAACCTTTGGATGATTATATAACGCGTTCATCTCCCAATCAGTTAAATCTGAATGTAATAGATAGATGTTAGGTAGTTTGGTTGCTTTGGTTTCTAACTTAACGGCCTCTTTGATTTTTTCAATCATCTTTTTGATACGAACTCTATCAACTAATGATGTTCCACCAGAACTTGTCTTTAAGATTAATGCAGGTGATTTTGATTTGTTTTTAAACGTATTTAAGAATGTCCAAATTAAACCACTAATATTTTTTCTATCTTGTTGGAAATCACCTTTTAACCAATGCCCTACGAATAGAAATGCGAATGGTTCTTTAACATCCATCAACGCTTTGTTAATTCTATCTTCAGATGGAGCTTTATCATTGTAAACATCTAAATCAATTCCTTCAAATAAAACCTCAACAGGTTTTTCCAACTTTAACTGACCCAATAACTGACCAGTATTCTGGTCTTTCTTATCAAACACTGAATTTTGGATTACTTCTTTTGTAAAGTTTGATGATACTAAGGTTAAATCCATTCTATTAATACCCTCCAAACATTCAGGTGGTAATATAGTCGTTTCAACTCCAGCAGTTACACCAATGTTGTAATCACCTACTGCTTGAAATTCATTTGGAACTGTAATCTGAATCCAAATGTTGGGTTTTTTATCTACCTTATCAATAATGATTCTACTCAATAAATCATCATCCTCACCAACTTTGAGTGCATCCATTGGAGTTTGACCCCATCTCTGAGAAAGAATATGAATATCCCAATCAGGCTTTGCTTCAATTAGTGCTCTAACAAAATCTCGCGAACGTCCACCGTAACCGCTTCTGGTGGCTACTGGAGCCGATATTACACAAAACTTCTTTATATTTTCCATAAATTAACTTTATTTCTTTGTTTAAAATTCTCAAATGCACCATCCATAGAATCGACGAATCTCTTTCCCATATGTTTTGCACTCATTCCACTTTGTTCTGAATTAACCCACTCAGAACCTTCCAATCCACATTCAGTTCTTCTATCAGATGATGTATCATACCATTGTTTAATTGCTTTTGCAGCATCTTCGTAAGAACATCTATCATCAAAGATATATGGTGTCATTGGTGAGCCTTGTAATGAACGATTAGAAGGCCAGATTGGATTTACCCAACTACCCCATCCTAAATTATCAGGTAATTTCTTTTTGTTATGAAGTGAACCTAATTCAACATACTGTTCCTCTGTAATGTACTTACCATTGATTGTAAACCCACATTGGTCTTGTAATCCACCAGTAACGTTTACGATGATTGGTGTTCCTGCTCTTAGAGATTCTGCTGTAGCCAATCCGAATCCTTCATTAGATGCCATATTAATAGTAACATCAGATAGATTGTACAATACATTCAAATCTTCAGTTGAGAACTGTGAATCGGTAAACTGAACATCATAATCAGGACAGATATTATCAATAACCTCTGGTAAATCAGTACCATTAGGGTCAACTCGCTGTGTATGTAATAATAGAACTACATCCTTTACCTCTTCTTCTGAAAGAGTATCACAAAATTCTTTGTATGCTAATATTACATCACCTGGATTCTTTCTACGGATATTTCTGTTATTGTATAATAGAACAAACTTCTTATCACCAATACCCAACTTTTGTTTCATATCAATTACTTTTTGATATTCGGTTGAATTTGATAAAATAGGTTTGAACTTTTCAGATACACCATGTGGTACATACTTCAACTGCCAATCTTCATAATTTTCACCGAACTTCTGAAGAACTCTCTTATTGATACCATATGTTTGTTTAGAAATACCCATCAGTAAATCACAGCTTGCGTAAAATGGAGCGTTCCATTGTGGGTCTGGTAAATCATCCCATATGTTATAATAATAGATCGGAATGTGTCTACGGATTTCATCTTCCATAGCGTATAACCAATCCCAAAAACGTGGGTCTGTAAAGTGTAGGATTGCATCTGGATTCTCAGAAATAATTAACTGTCTGATTAAGTCCTGATTACCATACCCACTCATAGGTATAATTTTAACATTTGCATCTTCAACACCACTTTCAGCAGCTACTGATTCAGATACATCTAAAAACTTACCCTCATCGGGATGTTTAACTGCAGCTCCAACTTGTACCCAATCATATTGATGTACAGTATGTAGAACTATCTCTTTTGACATTGTAGCGATTCCACTATGTAATCTCATGTCATCTGAGAGCAACAGTATCTTTTTCTTTTTACTCATAGTTTATAACTTGTTTTTAAATAAATATATATTCAGATTTAATCAATCCAAATACATCAACTTTTTTCCGTATCGGTTTACTAATTTCTCAAAATGTTTTTGTTCTGATGGTTTGATACCACCAAAGTAAAATATTTTATCTGAGTGATTTACAACACAATCATATTGATGTAATGCCTGTGTTGGATGAAACGGTTTATTGTAATAATCATTACTCATACCACTGTAAAGATTTCTGGTCGTATGTGCTGGATTGTATTCGGTATATCTCAACCCAAATTCCAATGCGTACTTCCTAACATACTTCTCACAACCATCTTTATTTCCTCTGGTTATGATATTAGTACTTTCACCTAACCGTTCCTTTATCTCAAACACAAAATCTCTAATCTTTCTAACATTTTCATATCTAGGTGACCCTATCAGAGCTATGTTTTTCATTTTTTTTCGATAATTTTTTGAGTTTACGTCTAACTTTCCTCCAATACCTTTTCGTACCACTTTTTTCAGCCCATTTTGGCCCACCGTTCCAAAACCGTGCGATTTCTTCATATGTTGCATTTTTGTTATGATATTGATTAATAATATGGAATATTTCAATTGATTTTTCTCTACTCCACCTGTCAGTTAAATTGTACGAAATACTTGAATTTTGTAACTTTAAAATTCTGTTACATTCTCTCAGCATTATTGGTCTAATCTGTAAACATCCAACAGCTTCTTCTCGTTTGCAGTACGCTGAATCGTTACCAGTAGATTCTACCAAAATCATTGCCTGAATTAGAGGATTAATTTGTAATTGGGAATCAGATTCGTTGGGTTCGGTAGCTACATCTACCTCTGTAGTAGATTCTGATGGCAATTCACCACCAATTGGTTCTATATATTCCTTTTCACATGAAAATGAAGTAAATGTGAGTGTTAATAAAACTAAAATTGACCTTTTCATATTTTTTAATTTTTAATATAATATAAATATACGAATTATTTTTCGAATATCCTAATAAATTTACAATTAACAATCTATGAGTTATACACGATGTCGATTTTCTTTAGGACATTTTTCGTAATCAGTTTTGAATGGACAGTACTTACATGATTTCCCGTTCTTACCAGTCATAGCAGGAAACTCTGAATCAGTTTTATAACTACCATCCTCATTGAATGCGTTTCTGATAAAATCTTCGAAACTTTTTGTTATCTTATTCATCGTAGGTTTACCACTAGCAGGTGTAAATTCCTGCACTCTCTTCTGTGCATACATCATACCTTCCATTAACTTACGTTTAACGATGAAATATTTCACATCGATGTTATCCAATGGATACCCAAACTGGTCTGATAGGAACTTCTTATACAACACCAATTGTGCTGTTTTAGTTTTATCAGCTTTTTGATATTTGTTCCAACCATTGGTAGATGTTTTGATATCCCAAATAACCAACTTATTCTGATAGGTATCTTCGAATACAATATCCAAAAAGCTTCTCATATAAACTTCATGCGTTTCCAATGCTTTATGATATATTGGTAATTCGATAGCTACTAAGTTTAGTTGACGGGTATTGAAATAATCAACTCTGTTTTTAGTAACAAAGTTGAGAATCTCAATTCCATCTTCTAAGAACTCTTCCATTTGGGTTGGTGTACTGAAATCAGAACCAGTCTGCTCTCGCATTACTTTATATTCTGAAACCATACTATCATATAACATCTTACCTAAATCTATCTCAGATGCTTCTTTAAGAGATTTATTATACAGAACATCCAACCAATGTTGAAGGGTTTCATGCATAGCTGTTCCAAATACTAAATGTAGTGATGGGTTAAACGAACGGTGACCATTCATATAATTTAACTTCCATTGATGTGGGCAGTTAGCATACATAGTATATTGTGAGTATGAAACTTTAGAGTCATTCTCACCGGGTTCTTTAATACCAAATCGAAATATATTATCTATCTTACTATCTTTCATACTTCAAATATACGAATAATTAATGGATTATTCAAATTTATATTAAATAATTCCAATAAAAAATTTATTCAATGTATCACTATACCAAACATCATCATATCTGAAAGAATGATTGAATTTATAAGCAACTGTGTCTATTCTTGGGTGTTTTTCATATTCTAAATGTTTTTTAAAATCACCTTTTACTTCTGATACATACCCAAGCTCAATACATCTATTAAAAGCTTCTTGTCTTACACCATCAACTAAATGGGCGTCATCATTTTTGAATAAAACCCAAAACAACTTCTCACAATCAGTCATAACTTTAGGTTCTATTACTAAAGGGTTTTTATATTGGAATGATTTTCTCTTACCCCTCAATGACTCATCTACATTATCAGTACCCGCCTTTACAATAGCTTCTTCTAGGTTTTTAGAAAGGTTTTGGTGGTAAGTACACGTTACATTATCATACCAAGCACCTAACGCTACATTTACCCTTTCAACTTTTACATCCCAAAGAGTGTAAAATGTACCTGCAAATCCTATTGTTTTCATAACTTTCAATTTTTAATGATGGGGAACTTTCCCTAATTATTACCTTACTAAGGTACAAAAAAAGCCTGGTATTACCAAGCTTTTAATGTTAAGGTTATGTTAAGTTTATTTTAGTGTTTTAGTTCAACTTCTACTTCTAATGAGGGTGATTTACTTTGTACTAACTTTATGATTGGTAGTGCTTGTTCATTGAACTTGCTACTATTTATGACAAATGTTATTTCTTTAACAATTTCACCGTTATCATAGGAAAGCTCAACTGCAGTCATTGATGCACATAACTCGTTGTTGTAGTAAATATGTGTTCCATCATAAGTTAAGCCTTCTGTGGATATGTATTTAAATTGTCGTTGAGTGTAATGATTAGTACTACAACTGATGAATAGTATAGTTAAAAATATTAGTGTTAATAATTGTTTCATGACTCATTTAAATTTGTTAGTACCCGTTTTTTCAATTCTTCAATTTCAATTTCAGATGCATTTTGAACATTATACAGTTCAAATTGGTATTCTGTTATTGAATTATCGTTTAGGACTAATAGTGGGTGATAATCTTCACCTATTACACTATTTAAATTTTCAGTGAATTGCTCAATGCTAATGTTTATACGATTACCTGGAATCCTTACTACAAATATTGGTTTCGTTACTTTCCCCATTTGCCTCTACCCACAATTTGAGCTATTATAGAATAAACTGCTAAATCTTGATACGTATCTTCTACACTTTCACCAACTTCATCAGGTTGACCCAATACAACCATTTGCTTCAACCGATTAATTTTATCGTTTTGTCTAAACCATAAACCTGTTAATGCTAACTTTACATCATCATCCGTTTCCAACGAAGTACCCACTGATATATTACCAGGTCCGTAGTTACGTTGTTTTTTTGAAAATGTAGTATACATCTCATTTAAGATTAACCTAAACTCATCCATCATTTCTGGATAATTACGTTCACAATATGCAATTGCAGATTCTTCCTTATCTGTATGAGAATGTACAGTACGTTCACCATTATGAACTATTTTTGATTTTGCTTCTTTAATACTATCCATTGATTTGTTTTTTAGATATACTACCCCAATACTTTTCTAGTGTTTCAAGTCTATCATCTGCATCAACCAACATATATAATGCTTCCTCTGCATTATCATAGAAATCGTTTGTAGAATGGTCACCAATACCAACTCCCTTATCATTTAATAACTCTAAACTTAATAGAGCCTTTGCCTTATCAACTTCTGCTGATAATCTTAACATTTCAATCAATTTACTCATTTTAATAATTTTTTAGATTCTTTTTCTGTTTTTCCATACTTCATCAAAATTTGAATTACTTCATCGTTTGGTAGAAGTTCTAAATAATCTTCAACTTCTCTATGAGATACACCATACCACTCTGATAAATGCTTAAGAAGTTCTTTATTATACTTTGCCTCTTTCTTACCTTTGATATATTTATCAAATGTTTTTTCTTTGGGTAAAAAATCATAGTATAACTTATAAACTTCTCGTTCTTTAAGAGTACCTATAGTATATTTCTGAAGAATGTTGATAATAGGTAAAAGGTCTAAATTCATACTCAACCATCGATTTATGATGAATGGTGAGAATGATTTCTTATCCATCTCAGATAGAGATTCCCAAGCAACCTTCTTTTCTTTTATACCACTCAAATGGTCGAATATTCCCTTAGCCTTTACCGTATTTTCACTTTTTTTCTTTGCCATTAAGGTAATAACTCTTTTGGTAAGAACTTTTCTGATACATTACCACATTCAGCACATCTTACTACCGGAATTGGTAACATTGATTTCTGCCCATTAGGTGATTGTACCGCCGGTACTTCTTTAAACATCTGAACTTCTTCAAAGAAGATACCATCACACTCTTCACATCTAACCGTATCCAACTTAGTAGGGTCTAAATTCATTTTAGGTGCTGTTTGTTTTGGTTGATTCATACCAACCACTTTTCCTTTTCCTTTACTCATAACTTTATTTTTTATTATTTATGTAAATATACACATTTTTATTGAGATTTCCAAATATAACCACCTGCATTTTTTTTAGAACCATTACATACTTGTGTTATTAAACTACGTGATATATTTGTACATCTTGAAGCTTCTGCGTGTGATTTGTATTCAGATATAAAATTCATATCCATATCATATTGAACACATTTTTTACGAACTTTAGATTTATACGAAATTGTATCATATTTATCAAATGACCACAAATAACCACCTGCCGATTTGAATCCATATTTATTGGATGCACATCCTGAAATACAATCAACTCTAACACCTAATTCAATTGAAGCATGATTCATACTGTCCCACTCTCGTATGAATACACCATCCATATCATACTGATAGATAGTGTACCCATTTGTTTTACGAAGATGTTTTTTAACACCATCAGTATGAACTTTCCCATACATTCCGTTTAAAACACCAAATCTGCCCTTTTTCTTATTGGTTTCAGGTGAATACGTTTTACCTAAATTATTGTTTCTCATTTTAATACGAGCTTCTTTGGACATTTTTTTACCTGTATGTGCTTTTCTCATCCGTTCCTTAGTTTCATCGGTATGTTTGTGTATATAAACACCACTACCACCTTTTATTAAATTTAAGCATTCTTTTCGCTTCAATTCATATTCGGTAACTAATTCAGACTCTCTTTTACTTAATTCATCTCTCGAATTACAATATTCTAATATCTCTCGATGATGAACATCAGCTCCATACTTATTTATAGAATATCGCAACCTACGACCACTTCCCAAATACCCATCATTTAAATTATTGGTACTGTGCATTCCGATATAATACTTACCCGTTATTGTATTTGTGGTTTTGTATATGAAATGATATTTTTTCTTTTTTCTAGCCATTTAATGTACCCCTCACATATAAATATGAGGAAGTACAAAAAACAACCAAAATTTAACGAGATTCTTCTACAGACGTTTTTCTGTATTCAGTTACTAACTTCTTTAATTCACCAATAGCTTTTCTAGCTCTACCTTTAGAGGCTTTAGTTGTACCATTGTGTTCTGCTTCGAATTCTACAAATAAGTCTTTCATTTGTTCGAATAATTCATTTGAATTTGCCATAATTTTACTTGTTTTAAATTAATTATTATTATTGTTGTAAATATACGAATTTTTATCGATATGTCCTAATAAATTAAGATTTAATATCAATGATGATTTCTAATAACATTGCCATAATCCCAATTTCACGGTCAACAACCATAGAATCCTTATACTGAGCATCTGCAATTTTTAAGATAGTATTACCTACCTTACCGTTTGCGTAATCATCTACATTATCATATAGGAATCTGTAGAATGGTGTGAATTCCTTTACCTTTGAATCTGCTATAATCTGTCGTATTTTTGTGAATGAATCTTTCACAGAACTATTTGATTTAAGAATGGTAAGAACATCATCCATATAATTTGCTTGAATCGTAGATGCCTCATCAATTTTAAGTACACCCTTTACCACTTGTCGTTGTGCACCATTCAAAACTCTACGAATATCAGGATAACCACTATTTACTAAGGTTGCCAAGTCTTGCATTTCATACTGAACATCTTCCAAATCTAAGATTTCTTTCAACCTCATAGCAACTTCTTTCTTAGATGGTGGTGTTATACCAAATGTTTGACATCTACTCTGAATTGGGTCGATAATCTTTTCCACATAGTTACAAGTTAGAATAAATCTAGTTGTTTTAGAGAATGTTTCCATTAAATTACGGAG